CGGACAGGCTGCCATAGTATGTGCAGGACAACATCTCCTTGCCACTGGCCTTGCTGATGTGCCTGCGCCAGTTCCAGCTCGTCACCTCAAGGTCTTTGCCTTCCAGGCCCATGATGTCATCGTTGCGCAGCTCCAGCTTCTTGCGCTCAGGCTCAGGGAATGGATGCAGGCAGGCAGGACAGACGGCCACCGAGATGGCGCACAGCTCACCGCAGTTGTCGCAGACCTTGACCGGCGCTTCTCCGTTGCCATCGCCTGCCTTCTTTGGCGGCTGCACTGCCGTGATCGGCCCGTGCGTGGCCACCACCCCGGCGAAGTCCAGCACCAGGCAGTGATCGGTGTGGCTTTTGACCCGCATCCCTCGGCCTGCCATCTGGACGTACAGGCTGGCCGACATGGTTGGGCGCAGCATGGCAATCAGGTCGATGTCAGGGTAGTCAAATCCGGTGGTCAGCACGTTGGCATTTGTCAAGGCGCGTAGGCGGCCAGCCTTGAACTCTGTCAGCATTCGCTCGCGTTCCTTCTTCGGAGTTTCACCCGTCACGCACTCAGCGGTCACGCCTTGCTGGCGTAGGACTTCGGCTACATGCTGTGCGTGCTTGACGCCTGTACAAAACACCAGCCAGGCCTTGCGATCTACTGCCAGCTCAATGACCTCGCGCACTACCCGCTGATTGTTGTCGTCAGTATCAACGGCTGCCTGCAGCTCGGCCTCGATGAACTCGCCACCACGCTTGTGCACGCCAGTCACATCCAGTTTGGCCCTGGTGACCTTGGAACGCAGAGTGGCTAGGTAGCCCTTGAACACCAGCTCCTCGATGCTCACAGGCTCGATCAGGGCATCGAACAGGGCAGGCTTGTCGGTTATCAGTCCATGCCCCAGGCGGTAAGGCGTGGCCGTGAGACCGATGACCCGCAGGCTCGGGTTGATTGCCTTCAACTCGGCCAGCAGCTTGCGGTATCCACCCTCGTCCTTGTGGTTGACCAGGTGGCACTCGTCAATGATGACCAGATCGATATGGCCCAGCTCCTTGGCCTTGCTTCGCACCGACTGGATGCCAGCAAAGGTGATCGGCTCTCCGAGCTGCTTCTTGCCGATGCTGGCGCTGTAGATGCCCATCGGCGCACCTGGCCAATGCTGGCGCATCTTCTCTGCATTTTGCTCGATCAGCTCCTTGACATGGGTCAGCATCAGCACACGGGTTTCGGGCCAGTTCTGCAGTGCGTCCTTACACAGCGCGGCCACGATGTGGCTCTTGCCGGACCCGGTGGGCAGCACCAGGCAAGGATTGCCTGCATGGCCTGCCTCAAACCAAGCATAAAGCTGGTCGATGGTTCGCTGTTGGTAGTCACGCAGCATCTTGCCCCCTTGCTCGGATGGCGGTGGCAGCTTCGATATAGGTCTTAGCGTTAAACGCCAGCTTCGCACACGCCTCGCGCTCTGCCTCAACGCTGGCCATGACGACCTTTGACCACGATTCAGTAATTTGCCAATCCAGCTCTTCCAACAGGTCTTCGGTCGTATCACCGTGGCCGGTGGCGTAGCTGTGGTCGATCATCCACTGAGCCACCTTGTTGCGCTCGGCTGCGGCGACAAGGGCGGCGAAGCGTTCAAGGTATCGTGGTTCTACGAAGCGAACCTCAAATCCGTTGTCGTGCGCCCCTGCCCGCCGCGCCATTGCAATGATGTCGTTCATGCTTCCCCCTTTGCCGTTTTGATGGCGGCACGAGCCACCTCAATGATTTCTTCAGCATCGCTACATTCCGCAAACATCAGGTCTTGCCTGTCCGCGATGAAACGCAGCGCCCCCAGCAAGTTGCGAACCTTAAGACGCAGCCCATAGATTTCCGTGTGTTGGTCTTGTGCGAGCTGATACAAGCGGCGCAGTTCGGCGGCGGCTTGTCGGCAGTGCCCGTCACTGTCAGGCTTTTCTTCCAGCACGTCAGCCAGCCGCAGGGCTTCGGTTTGTTGTGTCATGTGTTCTTCTCCTTGAGTTTGGCTTCGATGGCTGCAACGACTTTCTTGCCCTTTTGAGAAACTGGGCCTGCACCACCATTCATGCCGTAGTAATAGCGCAAGATGTCATCGGAGAGGATTTCCTCATCCGTCAGCCCAACCCATTGCCGCTGTGCTGCGGGTGGGGTGGTGTAAACATAATTCTGTGTGTAGAGCTTGTGCTTGCCGATGGGGAGCGACATGTAGTCAAGCCGCCAGTCTTTTCCGAACACCTCCACAATTACCGCGCACCGAGGCTCCTGCTTCTCAGCCTGCTCTATGGCTTGGCGTAGTGCGATAATGGATTTTGCAATGTGTTCTGGTGTTGGTTCTTTTTCATACCGACACGCCAAGTCTTCAATCTCCAACGCCTCCAGCGCCAGCTTCATTGCTTCGATGCTCATCCCACAATCCTCCCACCAAACTGCTTGCGCAGGTCATGCAGTTGCGTCCAGCCCTTATCCGCACAGGCAGAAGCATTGGCCAGCAACTCCTTGGAGCTGAACACGCCTTCTTGCTCAGGGTCTCCGTTGGCCACATTCGTGCCATTGATCTCATACACAGCCGTCCACTCGTCTGGCCCATCCTTGCGCTGCCAGGCCACCAGATCAGGATGTAGGACATGGCCTTCACAGCCCGTGCGCTGGGCATCCACCGGGATCACAGCATCCCACTTGGCACAATGCCATTCGCTGGCCTTGGTGGCCGTGCTGTGCGCACAGGTGCGGCAGTTCACATGCTTGGTGGTCTTGGTCTCGTGGCAGAACTCGTGCGCATCGCAGAACTTGCACTGATACCAGCTCGGGTCTGTGCTGATGGGCGGCGGCATCCGATCCTCTGTGACCAGCCTGTGGCCTCGCTGGATGTACTTCTCGGCCACCTCCTTGTCGTAACGCACACGCTCGGTGTGGATGCGGTCATCGTCCTTGCAGACTGCTAGGTAAAAGGCACGGTCGATCTTGGTGCCGTGCATATAGAGCTGCATCTGCACAAAGTGCTCGGGCTTGGACTTCTCCACGCCTTCTTTCACCAGGTCATCAAATGACTTCTTGCTGTGCGTCTTGAACTCAGCAACATGGCGCTTCTTGGGCGCTTCAGGCACTCCTGACTCGATGATGGCGTCCAGGCTGCCAGAGACGTGGCAGCCAAGGTCAACACGGCTCTGTGCGCTGCCTGTGCTGCGCACGTCCATGCCGATGGCTCGCAGGTCTGAAACGATGGTGGCTTCCTCCATCTGGCCACGCCTAAACAGGCGCAGGACTCGGCCAGGGAACTTGGGCTGCACAGCCCAGCGAAAACTCAGCCACAGCCACCTGTCACACACATGGCCGAGCTGGCTGCAGCCCATATGCGGCCTGGGCACCTCGGCCTTGGCCTCATGTGCTTTGTCAATCAGCCCCTGGATGCTATGATTTGCTTCGGGTATCTTCATGGTTCCCGTCTCCTTCCTGTAGTTGCCACATTGCCCCAGGTGCCTCACGGTCCCTGGGGCTTTTTCTTACTTACTTCTTCAGCCAGGGCGGTGCTGCCTTGGCCGGTGCTGAGGCAGCAGGTGATGCTGCAGGTGCGGCTGGCTTAAACGCTGGCGCTGCTCCACCATTGATTGCCCGATACCCCTTTACATCGTTGCTGGCCTCGTAGGTCTTGCCGGTCTTCTCATCCGTGCGTGCGGCACGAATCGCCAGCTTGATGTTGACGCTGCTGCCGATCAACTGGTCGGTGTCAGTCACCTTCGACAAGCCAATCGCTCGCATGATGTCTCCCAGTTGCTGGCGACCAATTTCCTCGGCCTTCGCGTTGGCGTTCTTGATGTTCAAGTTCGAGAACACAACTCGGCCCTGATGGCTTGGGCCTGTGATGTCCAGGCGAATCTTGATGTACTGGCCGGTTCCATCGTTGGTGTCCTTCAGCTCGGCCTGCGTGATGTTGGCGTTGTAGTTGCCTTCAGGCAGAGGCGCATAACTTCCACCGTTGCCTTGCGGCAGTTCGTTTGCGTCAAAGGTTTGTCCAAGAAAAGCCATGATTTACTCCTTGATGGTGATTTTGAAAGATGGGCGGCCAGCCTTGGCCGTGATTGCGTCTGCCAGTGGGCGCGTGATGGTCTCGTCTGCAGCCTTCCAGAGCGCCATGTTGATCTCTGGCGTCCAGCGGAACAAGCGTGCCAGATGCTCGGTCAGACCATGTTCGGCAGCCAGCTCTTGCAGCTTGTCGCTGTCAACCTTGCGGTCAATGCGGCCAGCGATCTTGACAACAAACCCTTCTGGCTCAGCAGTCTCGGTGCCCTCGAAGTTCTCAGCCAAGGCCAGCAACTTGACGATCTTGTCCTCGATCTTGCGGCGTTCAGTCGTGGCATTGCCCTCTTCGGTCTTGTAACGCAGCCAGTCTGCGCTGAGTGCTTTCAGGTCCGGGTTTATCATGCTTTGCCTCCGATCTTGGCGATGACCGCGGTCAAATCAGGTGCCTCCCAGGCATCCAGCTTGCCGCTGCGGTCCTTGGCCAGCCAGAGGCCATCGCTGTCGCACATCAGCGCACGCTGCGTATTGCCATCGCCATCCTTCTCGACACGCAGTGCCAGCACCTCGTCGAAAAAGTACGGCAGCGCCTGGCCGGTTTTGTTGCCTGGCATCGAGGGCGAGTACAGAACCCGTCCCATCTCGTCCTGCGTCTTCTCCAGCTTGGCGCTCATGTACACATGGCGGCCAGGCAGATCGCGGAAGGCGCGAATGATGTCGGCCATCTGCTCCTGCATCGCACCGTAGGCTTGCCTCGGGTCTTTGGTGGCCTTCTTCTCGGTGTTCAGGCAGACCTCAGCGATCTCGCTGATGCTGTCCAGTGCCACCGATTTGTAGGCCTTGGCCTCGTCGCTGCTGGTCAGCCAGGTGTATG